TAATTGTCCACCTTCATACTTTTTATCAGATAAGTTAATTATAGTCGTTAATTTAATATCAGAACAAGGATTAGAAGATTCATCATAGTGCCACCCATAGCCTCCCTTGTTTTTATCTGAATAAACATTAAAAAGACAGGCTGATATATCCTCTTTAGGATAAAGGTCATAACCAAAGTGTTCACGATTAATGTAATAAAGACGACTTGGTAAATCAAAAAGCAAAGGTTTTATCTTATTCCAAGCAATTACTTTAACAGAAGAACTTTTTAAAGGTTTTCCTCTTGGATCGTGTGCTCCTCTTTCTGGAGATTCTAGAGAATCAAAATTCTTAAGAACAAAAGAATTTATTTTTTTAATTTGTTTTTTATTAAATACGCTATTCCAATACCAATAATCATAAGTTTTCATATTATTTTTTGAAATAGCTGGGTAGTCCTAAAAATTCTCTTTTATCAAATTTATTTTGTTTTGCTTGTGTACTTCCTGCTTTATTATAATGTAAAAAAACTTGACAACAATTCTTTCCTTTAAAAGCCTCTCGCCAATGTTCTAACTCACAACCAGAATAAATAAGTATGTCTCCAGGTTTTTGAAGAATCTTTATTCCTTTTTTATTTTCTTGCCCTGATGGTTCAATGTATAATTCCCAAGGTTCTCCACCCAAAAACATAGTAGCTGATATTTCACAACTAAATCTATCTTTATGACGTTTTAAAATATCTCCTGTTTTATATAATCTGGCAAAAGAATAAGTTGGAATAAGTTTAAGTTTTGTTTCTTTTTCTATTTTAGGTCTTACTCTTTCTAAAAGAGTTTCCATTACAATGTCTGCATAATGACAATAAGTATTAGGTACTTGTTCATCATTCCAAACTCCCCATTCCGTAGTAAAAGGAGAAATGTATCTTTCTTCAAAGAATTTTTTAGCAACTCTACGTTTAAAAGAAAAATATCCATATATGAAATTAGCCATATCATTAGAAATAGCTTTTTTAATAATTAAATATTTCTGTTTTTTAAAGTTAGTCATACAAACCTATATTCTTTTAGCCTCTGTTGCGTGATATTTTAATTGGTGTCCATCATTTCTTTTTATTGAATTAAAAAAAGTAATTAGAGTAAGTCTTTCTCCTTGTTCAGAATTATTATAATTATTAGCTGCGTGATATTGCGATGAGTCAAACATTATGCAACGATTAGGTATAGAATCAAAGCTGATGGTTTTTTTAAATCTTTGATTACTTTTTTTCCTAGCTTCTTTATACTCTTTTGTTTTAATTTTATTTGAATCTAAATTTCCATCTTGTCTAATTCCTTGGCTTTTTATATCCATTGATTGATGAGTAATTTGTTTAAATAAAGAAGTTCCACAATTTTCATCGCCTTCTAAATATATGATGCAAGATATTTCATTTACATCTTGATGTACCCACCCTTCTTCTTGACACAAACCTTTTATTTTTTGAAAGGAAGATACAGCACTCCAGCTCATATTTCTCCAATCATTAGGATAAAGAGAAGCTATCATTTTAGATGTAGAATAATTAAAAAAATCAGGATCAATTAAATGTATTTCTTTTGTTCGTTCTCCTGGATATTTTCCGTTAATATCGGGAGCATAAGAAAGACTTTTAGAAAACTTAATTATCTCATTTAAGTTTGTAAAAAAATTATCTATACAAAGAGTTGGAAAAATCATTGAAAAGGTTTTCCTAGATGCCAACTAACTAAAGAATATCTTATACCTTTTTTAACGGGGTTAACTCGATGCCATACAAAGCTAGGAAAAACAATTAAAGAACCTTTACATTTTATATCTTTGCAAAGTTTTACATTTCTTTTTTTATCTGGATCAGCATTTCTAAAATCAAATTCTAAATCTCCTCCTGAATAATCTTTAGAATCAGAAAGAATTAAGATACTAGATAATTTTCTTATCTTACCATTATAAGTTCCAGCTTCTTTGTAAGAAGCTGACCAACTATCACAATGCCAATCATAATGTTGATTTTTTTTATATTTAGTAAATTGACAAGATTCAGACCAATCCCATTGAAAATTCCAACCAGCACTTTGATTAGCAATTCTTATAAAAGGGTGAATTTCTTTATAAATCCATTTATCATTTAGCCATACAACATTAGAATTTCTTTTGGTTTTTAAATTTTTAAGTTCTTTTTTATTTAAGGGTTGTTCTTTTAAATTTCTATTTTGACCAAATTCTCCTGTGATAGCTGTTTTGTCTTTATGATTTAAGCCATATTTAATAATTTCATCACAAATTTTTTTAGGAACAGCAGATTGAAAATAATAATAATAATTGGATAATTGCATTAAACATACTCACAATTTACAGTTATAAAAACATTCATGTATTTGCCAGTATTTTGAGAAATGAAATATCTTTGAGTCGATGGAAAGATAATGAGTTTATTTGTCTCCAGGGGAATGTGCCAAGTACGATTAACTCTACGATTATCATCGTATTCCATAACAAATTCACAGGTATTTTTAGCTACTTCAACGCAATAAATGTAAGTGTAATCTGGAGATTGTTTTAATAATAAAGGTTCTACTTGATGACGTGAATGAGAACTTTCTTTAGGTAAATAAAGGTTTCCCCATTCTTTTATGGGAACGAAAACTTTATTGTAATCTACGTTAAAATGATCTCGAACATAATCATTTAACCAAGTGTAAGATTTTGAAAAAGGTAGGTGTAAATCTTGATAAGCATAATCTTTAGGATTACTACTTATTCTTTTTTCTAAAATAGAACTGTTGAGAAGATCGTTTTTAAGTTGTTGATTATCAATTTTAACACCTTCAACGGTATCAACGTAAACATCTATTTGGCTCAATACTTTCTGTTCCATAGGAATGGATAAATATTATATTATAACATTAAAATTGTCAATTAGACTTCATCCCAAGATTGGCCAGATTCATTCCACTCATAGCGTTTATAAGTTCCGTCCTCGTTTTTATCGTTAGGGTGTGCAACAGGAGGTTCCCATATAGCTTTAGTTGTATTGAGATTCCAGCTTGGATAGGGTTGTTCCTTATAAAAAATATTATTATCTGGATCCCAAATATAACCTATAGCTGCATAATTGCCTCTTAAAACAGTTCCACCTAAGGTATGTACTCCCTCAATTGTATTATAAGATGTTTGAATCCACTTTGCTGCTGGCCAGCCGTGTACGTTTTCTAAAAATGCTTGTCCAACAGATTCACTTTCGTTATCATCTCCATCCAAACAATCTGAATCAGCGACTTTATGAACCGCAATGACTTTGCTTCTTCTTTTATCTAATTTTGCAAAATGTGCCATATCTTATGCTGTAAATGTTCCATCTGCTGTAAATTGATGTATAGTGTCTGCTCCGCTTGTGCTTGTAGTACCTGATGAAGAAGATGAAGATGCAGTTAATCTTCTAATAATAACGATGCCTGAACCACCATCCCCCGAATTTGCAGTTGTTTGGTTGTTATCACCAAAAATATTTCCGCCTCCACCACCGCCACCTGTGTTTGTTTGTCCAGCAGTACCAGCAATTTTTTGTCCAGCGTGTGGACCTTCATTAGTTATTGCACCTTGTCCTCCTCCGCCTGATCCTCCTTGCGCTCGAGTTATTGGATTTGCTCCTCCGCCATATCCAGCACCTCCGCCACCTCCAGCACGAGTTACATCTGATCCTGAAATTGTTGATGGAGAACCATCTCCTCCGGGACCACCATTAGCATTATTTGGTGCTGGAGAAGTAGTACTTGTACCAGCTTGTGCCGCACCGCCTCCTCCAGCACCAGCACTACTACTAGCATCTCCACCATTATTTCCTTGTGGTGGACTTACAGGCGGAGTATTTCCTGCTCCACCATCTCCGTTTGAATCATAACCGCCGCCTCCGCCAGAACCACCTGCTCCGCCATCTGTTCCTGGTTGTTGATAACCACCAGCACCATATCCGCCTCCAGCAGAAGTAATAGTTGAAAAAACTGAATTTGATCCAGGGGAACCTTTATCACCATATGGTCGTGCTACTGGACCTTTAGCGCCTCCAGCACCTACCGTAATTGGATACTCGGTGTCTGGTTCTACTAAAAAAGTTTTTGAAGCAACTGTTCTATATCCACCAGCACCACCAGCAGCACCACCCATATTGGCACCTCCGCCGCCACCGCCTCCAGCGACGACTAAATATTGAACCTTATATCCAGCAGGTCCTCCTGCTCCACTTCCAAAACCTAAAACTCTATAACCAAAAGACATTGAATCTCCTTAATCATCATTAGCCGCATCAGTCGTAAAGATCAATTTAACTCCAAGTAATCTTGCATCTTCTGCAGCCGTATCATTAGCATCAGATACATCTCTAAAAATTCTAAAATAAGTTAAATCATTATCTGCTGGAGTTCCAGCAATAGTAACAGCACCACTTTCGGCTGTTACATATAATTCTTCTGCCGCACCTTGACAAGCATCATCAACCACGACTGCTGATCCATAAGCAACGTCTTGAGTTTCATTGTCATTCATTGCAACACCTTGTAAACCAAACGATACTCCGTCTGTATCTGTTGCTGTTGATGTCCAAAAACATTGAAAAGTTATTGTTCCTAAATTCCATTGTTTAGGAAAAGCTATAGCAAATTGTGCGTGTTCATCTGAACTTGCATCAAAATCTAAAACATTTAAGTCTGGTCTGCCAGAAGTCGTTTCTACTTTAGCAATATCAGCACAACCATTTGACTCTGTAGGTGTCATAGCATTAGCTGGAACCCAAATGCTTTCTTTTCCTGCTTGTTTAAGAGTTCCTACTCCATCTAATTTGTTTAATTCTGTTGCCGTTGAAGTTACGTTTGTTCCAGCAAGTGAAAACGTTCCACTAATGTCACAAGTACCATTAATATCTATGGCCGTCGCTGTTAAATCTATTTCATTTGTAGCACCAATGGATAGCACTGTTGCACTTGATCCTTGTACAAATTGACTAGCATCATTAAAACATAATTTGTTAGTTGAATTTAATGTCAACCCTGTGCCATCTGTATGAGTTAATGTTGTGTCAGTATCTGCACCAAATCCTAAAACTGCAGAATCTGAAAGTAGAGTTAAATCATCACCAACAGTTAAATCTGTTGCAACCTTAACTGTCGTATCGTCATCTAAAGTTAATACAGTTGTTCCATCAAATTGTTTAAATATTAAATCATCCGTATCTACACGTAATTGAATTACTTGAGCAC